AGAGATAGTGTCAAGGAAATGCAGAGGGACATGAAAGACCACAATGACAGAATCATTGCGGCAGAGTCTTCTATCAAAAGTCTGACTCACCGTGTTGACACGATTGAGGGCAGACTAAACGGGGGTAGTTAAAATGTCTGATAAAACAAAGGAATTTGCGAAAGCTGTTGCTATTCGCGCTATCAGAACGTTCGCACAGGGAGCGGTCGCTTCTATCGGAAGTGCCGTTGCCATGGGTGATGTGAATTGGGGTATGGTCGTTTCAACTGCCACCCTTGCAAGCCTTGTCAGTGTCCTTATGAGTATCGGTACAGGACTTCCCGAAGTAGAACCGAAACTCTAAGGCGGTGATGTGTTTTGCGCACAGCACTAAAGAATAAACAGAACTTGAAATATTCAAACCTGGGTGAAGAGAGGCCGTTATATGCGGTTGAGGATGGAAAGATAGTTACTACGGAGATTGACGGTGTTGAAACGCCTGTCTCCGCAGGATACACAAGTCCTATCTACGATGAACCCGTTGATTTTATCGGAAATATCATCCCTGTAGGCTCTGAGTCTTACGCAAGAGGAAATGTGGCGGTTGCAAATGCTTTCGGTATTGATATTAGCGCATATGACGCCCTTATCCTTATGAATGCTCATGAGCTGCCTGTCACTGAGACTTCCGTAATATGGCACAGGTCGGAGCCTAAGTACAAAACGCTCGAAAACGCAGTGATGGTTGACGAGAACGGGGACGAGACCTTCAACCCGTCTGAGGCGGTATCCGTAACAGATATGGATGTAGTTGATGAAAACTCTGCTGATTACATTGTAAAGCGAGTTGCTACGTCAATGAATATCACGCTTATTCTTCTACGGAGAATGAACGACAATGCGTACTCGTAAGAAGTATTTCCCACTTAGCGAAAAAGGCATAAATGACGCTATTGCCTATCTTGAAGATTACAAAAGGCAGATAATTGTGAACACACAACGGCTCTTGGATGAACTTGCAAAGATAGGCATTAAAGAAGCTAATGCACGATTTAATGAAGCTAAGAACGAGACAACAGACACTTCACACGCATATGTAAAATCCGTTTCGTTTGACGGAAACAAAGTCACGATGGATATACGTGTGACGGGTGACGATCTAATCTTCATTGAGTACGGAGCGGGTGTTCACTACAACGGAAACAAAGGCGAATCGGCGCATAAGGGAGAGAAGTTCCGTGAAGCACATCCCGACTTCCGAATAGGAAAGTACGGGACAAACGGCGAAAAGGAATGGTCTCTCGGTGTGAATGATTACTGGTATTATGACGGCAAAAAGTCCTACGGAACGAAAGCTACAATGCCCGTCTACGGTGCTTATCAGGCAATGGCATATGAAGTCTTGCTTGGCAGGACTGTAAGAAAGGTTTTCTCAGATTGGAAGTGATGTTATGGCTGAGAATTGGTTTTTAAACTTAAAAGCAGTTCTTTTCACACACTTTGAAAAACGTGTGAGAGACGGGTTACAAGGCTCGTACAAGGACATTTACTTCACAATCGAAGGCAATAACACCGTTCCTACAAAACTGCCTACAATCCTCTTTACGGAGCTTACACCGATAGAAACGGGCAACAACTTAGACAATACTTCCGTAAATGCAATATGGGAGACAATTCAAGTTACTGTTTATTCAAATGAACGGTCGGATGTTAAGAAAATCATGAATGCTTGCGTCTTTGCAATGAAAGCACTCAGATTCAATATAACAGGCTTTCCGATTTATGAAACAAATCACGATATAAAGTTTGGGGTCGCACGTTTCCGCAGATTAGTTGCGGAACACGACTCCTTTTAATTTTCATGGGGGTATTTAAATTATGGCACTTGCAGGTCTTTCGACTCTCGGAGTCAAACTTGGATATGCTGTTGGAGCTACTCAGCCCGAATCGTTTACGGAGCTTACCCGTATTAATGCAATCGGCGGTATTTCCCTTTCTACAGAAGCCATTGACGCTTCTGCACTTGTGGATGAGGTAACACGTAGAGTGGCCGGTCGTGCGGACACGGACGAGACTCTTCCTATTACTATCAATGCCACAAACGATACTATTGCTGAATGGGAGGCTGTTATCACAGCGTTCAACGGCCTTACATCCGGACAGGAAGTTTGGTTCGAGGTCTATCATCCCCGTCTTACAAAGGGCTTCTTCTTCAAGGCTGAACCGCCGAAGAAACTGCCTATGCCGGAGATGGGTCAGAATCAGCTTTTGACAATGGAAATCAACGTCGTTGTCACAGAGTATGTCGGCATGGCCGCCGCTGTTGCTCCGACGGCATAATTTATTTTCGCAAGGTCTACGGGGGAGTCATTTTGGCTCCCCCTTTCCTTTTATACATCATCGGTTCTTGCGCCGTTAATGCAAGGGAAAGGGCGTAACAAATGGCTAAGAAAAAGGCACTTAATTCTTTCACTGTCAACGGCAACAAATATCTCGGAAAAGACTTTGACTTCAACACGGCGGCAGATTTCGACATGATGGGAATTTCCATCAGTGATTTTGGCAAGAAGAATCTTGCGGTCGCCCGTGCTTATCTTGCCACATACAACGACAATGATCTTGTTTGGGCGGGAAATGAGATTCAGAGCCATATTGTGAACGGCGGCAATCTCGCAGACCTTTTCGCAGTTCTGTCCGGTTCGCTTGCAAACTCTGATTTTTTTCAGGCACTCAGCAAGGGAACGGAGACGGAGACTCAACAGGATACAGAAGAAGAGACTACAGAAGAGTAAAAAAGACTCCTGACGATTTCGACTCTTTGCGTGACTACATAAGGTACGAATGGTTGCCGGGTGCGCTTGCAATTGGCGTTCCGGAAGAACTTTTCTGGACGCTTAATCCTCGGAAACTCAAACCTTATGTCAGAGCAGAAGAAATCCGTGCAGAACGAAAAGATGAAGAGATGTGGCGCATGGGTCTGTATGTCCATCGTGCTACTCTTGCATCTACGGAAAATGTTCTCGCAGGTCGCAAATCCTCGGTCAGATATTTTGAGGAACCGTTACTTGCTACATCAAAGAGAGAGTCTGAGGAAGTTGCTTTGACGGAAGAACAGGAAATGGCACAAGTTGAGGCGTTCTTTACTTCGCTTGAGGTATTGGCGGCAAACTCAAAAATTGCCAAACAGAAAACTTCGGATTGATACGTCTCCGAAAGAAAGGAGACTTGATATATGCCTGATGGTGATGTAATCGACAGTCTATCATTGGAGATAGGCGCAAGTGTCGATAAATCAATTAACGCCATCGACCAACTTCAAAAACAGCTTGGCGTTCTGAATAATTCGCTTGAGAACTTTCGGGACAACGGGACTTATAAGAGGGCGTTGGACAATCTATCAAGCGGATTCTCACAACTTGCCGCAAGCATAGACGGACTTGACCCCGATAAAATTACTAAAGTTTCCAATTCATTAAAAGGGCTTGTTAAACACGCAAGCAAGATTAATGATACGTTCAGTAACAGCGGTTCTATCGGGAGAAGTACCAACGGCATAACAAAAGAACTTGATGAACAAGGAGAAGCCATTGCATCAACGTTCGGTGTCACTGGTGCTAAAAAAGTAGATGCTGTTGTGCAGTCTTTTAGAAGTCTTACGTCTGAGATTGATTCGTCCGGAAACAAGACTTCTAATTTCAAGGCTAAACTCACAGACCTTGTTAAGACGATACGCAGCTCTCTTGACGTAGGTTCTCTTGTTGGAGACGGCGGTGACTCGATTGCCGAACAGGTTCGGAAATACGTTACCGAACAAAACAAATCCGGTTCAAAGGTCTATCTGCCGTTTGAGCCGAGTGAGTTTGCAGACGATTTCCGCTCAATGCGCTCGACTTTCGGCAAAATGTTCACGTCCGATGATATGGCGTTCTTTGACGGAGCGAAAGACATTGCTCAGTTCGCAAAGGAAATGAACACGGCTCTTGGCGAGAACGTAATCAAGTTCGATGATTCGTGGGCGAACGGGAATGAAGCTGATATTTTCCGTCAGATATATGACCTTCTTGTTAAGGCTCGCACTGAACAGGATGAACTTACAAAGTCCGCACGGGAATATGCCATAGCTGAGTCAGATGTTGCAAATGCCGTGGACGCTGTTATTCCGCAAGTACAGGCGTTGAAAAACGTTACGGTCAGTGAGGGCGGCGAAACAAACGGAATAACTGCCCTCGCTCAAGCGTTGAAAGAGTTCAAAGGAACGGAAATACCGGACTTCACGAATCTTGCATCGTTAGCAAAAGCAGTCAAGTCTTTCAGTAGCGAAAAGACAAGCGCGGCAAGTGAAATAATTCCTCGCTTGGTCGAGGGGCTGAAACCGTTAAACGGTGATTTCCATATCCCCGACTTCACTAACTTGGCAACGATGGCAAGTGGCGTGAACAGGCTCGGAAGTAGTAGCGCAACGGCGGCTTCTGTAAACATTCCGATTATTGCGAGCGGCCTAAAGTGGCTTGACGGAATAAATGTCCCCGACTTCTCCAATCTCGGAGGCTTGGCAAGTGCAGTTACAAGGCTTGGAAATGCAAATTCGCAGAATGCAGCTTGGGTATTGCCGAATATCATGGCAGAACTTGAGTCGTTCTCACAGCACTTTAGCGGTCTTACGATTGACGCAGGTGCTTTAAACACGATTCAACAACTTGGCTCGGCGTTCTCTAAACTCGGTGGCAAAAACGCAAACGAAGCTATCAAGACACTTCCGCAACTGTCCGATGCTATCCGTCAGATGGTAGAGGACTTAAATACTTTACCGGAAGTTTCTGACAAAACTCAGCAGTTGGTCGTTTCGCTCGGCAATCTTGCTAAAGCAAACGGCAAGGCTCAAACCGCCGCTACGGGTACGAACAGTGCCTACGGTATGTTGTCGAAGACAATGCAAGGACTCAGCGGTTGGGTTATCAAGAATTGGAAGAACACGAATGTTCTAAAGTCTGCAATTACCGCACTTGGTAGCGGTGTAAAGAATTACAATCAGAGTATGAATTCCGCAAAGGCTCACACTGAGAGTCTTACGGGAGCAATCATAAAAGTCCGTTCTATCATTTGGGGACTGAAAAGAGTAATGGGCTTCTTTAGTGAAGCCGTAGGTAACGCATCGTCGCTCACAGAGGTTATGAACGTCGTCGAAAACGTCTATGACGCTTCTTATATAGAAGAGTTTAACAAGGCGACTCAGAACACCATTGAAACGCTCGGTATGTCTGAACTGACATTCAAACAGTTCGCGTCACGTTATCAAGCTATGGGTAAGGCAATGGGAATTACCAATAGCCAGATGCAAGGCGCGGAAGACCACCTTAAATCAATGGGTATCGAGTACGGCGTAACTACCGGAAAGATGGGCGACATGTCCGTCAATTTAACTCGGTTGGCGGCTGATATGGCATCTTTCTATGACATAAGTCAGGAAGACGTATACGAGAAGCTACAAGCCGTCTACACCGGACAGACAAGACCTTTACGTGCGCTAGGAATAGATCTCACACAAGCCACACTTGCTGAGTGGGCTATGAAGCGTGGACTCGATGCTAATTTCGACTCCATGACTCAGGCTCAGAAGACTATGCTCCGATACCAATACGTGTTGGAACATAGCACGGCGGCGATGAAAGATTTCCAAAGGACTCAATCGACGTGGCATAATCAAACGGTCATTCTGAAAGAGTCCATTAAGGCACTTGGCGTTGTTGTAGGTCAAGGTCTTATCAATGCTCTGAAACCGGCTCTCAAAGGTTTCAATATATTCCTTTCGTCCACAATTGATTTTGCGCAGAACGTCCTCAATGCGCTCGGAAAGATTTTCGGGTGGGAATACGAGATTACAGGCGGTGGCATTGCCGATGACACACTCGCTGACGTTGAAGAAATGGCAAGCGGACTTGACGATGCTACGGGCGGTGCAGATGATCTCGGAGACAGTGTAGGAGACGTAGGAGACTCGT